GTTACCCAGCCGAAACTGGCCGTACTGCCCCTCACTTGGGGCGTTACGAGCGGGAATTGCTTCCCGTTAGCGTCAGATCTTCCATCAGAAGCGACCGTACTACCTTGGTCACCCGGGTTTCCAACCCCGGGGCCATGGATTCCGGCGCCACTGGTACCTCTAAGGATGCTAGTTCGGATCCGAATAATGTACCAGTGATCTGCAATCCCGCTTGTCGCGGGACAGGGGTGCTATGCTCTAAGGTTGTACCATACCGTCGAGCAAAATCATCCCAGGTTTTACCTAGAGACGACCTTGTCACATCCTTCTTGAGACTATCGAATAAATCGATGATTTCAAGAAACAGTGCATACCGATTGGAATATGGTATGCCCTTCGGATTGTGTCCGAACCCAAAAGGTTCGAGCACCGTCCACAGTCTCTCAGCGATTTCCCGTTGGTCACGGGTTAGAAGTTTCGCTGGGAATCTCCTGAAGTTGCGGAGGACGCTAACATAGTTCTCGTCCGTGATTTTCCGCCACTTCCAGGGTTGGTAGGCAACATCCTTACGGATGAAGAAGCCCGCAAACTCTGCCAGTTGACCGGAGGAGATGCTCTTTGACTCGGAAATCGGGACTTTAAGATCCCGAAGCCTTGTCATGTACTCCGCTGCAAGGCGATCATCGGAGATGACTATGTCATCCCCCAAGATACGGTACTGGTCTCCACCAGGAATGTATGATGAACAACCTTGTACTAATGCATGGTGTCCCAACGCGAATAACGCAAAGGAAGGTCCTGCACCCAAGGGTTGCCCCTTGGAAAAACGCATGACCCTAACACCGGCATTCGCACCCTCCCAGGGTGTGAAGGGTACGTCCTTGGGTAAGATATACTCACCCTTGGCAACCCGTTCCATTGCAATTTGGAACATACGCGGAACACGAAGAGCGAACAACAGGTTTTTCTGTAGGAACCACGGGAAGTGGTTTGTCGCATCACTCAGATCCACCGAGTGAACGACCTTCCCTTCTGACAGTTGCCTTTGAACCCAGTAAACACCGGATTCTTGGTTATACGTGCAATCCTCACGGATTACCCGTAGTTGTGAGAACAGATACCTTTTAAGTGGATCAAGGAATACCTGCCACGGTAGGTGAGGGATAGCAAAAACCCTCAGTTTTCCGCCCGATTCTTGGGTAAAACTTAATCGGCCCACAACTCTGTCCAGGTGGCGGATTTCTCTGCCTTCGGGGTTGGGTAACCACCCAACCGCGACACTGAGCTGGGGTAAATACTCCCTAGCCCAGACACCTGCGGTTCCTAGACCCATCGCCGTGTCACGTAGGAGTTTATCCTGTCGTGCCACGTACCGACGTCTATCAGTAACTCGCCTGGTATTGGCGAGGCGAATGAGACCTGTTTGGAAGGAAGCGTAATAGTCCCGGATTTGATATACCGGGGCATTATAGTCCCAAGGTTTGACCTCCTTGGGTACGCTTACTGTAATACTGTTAGGGTTGGGTGATTCCTCATCACACGCACTGGACATGAACTTAGTCCATTGCGTTAAAGTGATCGTGTCAAAGACGTACCGATGATACTGATTCAGTACGCTGAGAACCACCTCCGGTGGATACTTTCTCATTAGGACCCCGAAAGGTCCTTTTGGGTAGCCATCCGGTCGACAGGCAATCCAGAACTTCGACTGTTTAAAGTCTTGTCCTGCAAGCCTAACAACATAAAGTTGTTTCAATTCCTTGAGTCGACCAACCGAGTTTTCCAACCCGCAATTCCGCACCCATGTGGTTACTACTTCCACAAT